CTTTCGCTCGATGCCCGCAGCGTCCGACGCCTGCAGTTCGCCCAGCATGTCGAGACGGCGCTTGGCGATCTTGCGCTCGGCATCGGTGGAATCGCGCGACGCGATCACGCCCTCGAGCTTCGCGCGCTCCTCGTCATACTGGATCGCGAGAATGCGAAGTTCGAGGTCGCGCCGTTCCCCGACCGTGTTGACCAGGTCCGCCTGCTTCTGGAGCAGCTCCACCTGATTGCCGCGATCGGCCGATGAGACGGCGAGGGCTTCGTCGGCGACGCGCTGACGTTCCCGCGCGTCGACGACCTGCGTCTCCAGCGCCGCGCGCTGATCGTTCAGTCTCTGCAGTTCGGCCTTCCGCGTCTCCGCCACCTTGCCTTCGCCGAGGCCGCCCTGCTTCGCCTGCTGCTCGATCTCGTTCGCGCGGTTGCGGCGCTCCGATTCGATGCGGTCCTTCTCGATCTGCGCGCGCTCGATCGCCGAGTTGGTCAGATCGGCGCGCGCGGTGGCAATGTCGTTGTTGGCCTGACGTTCGGCAGCACTGTAGGCGCGCTCGTCCGCAGCGGCGTCACGCACCAGCGCGGCCTGCTTCCGGGTCGCCGCGGCGGCTTCACGCTCGGCCTTGCTCTGGGCGCGCGCACTCGCCTTGGCGTCGTCGACAGCGCGACCCGCGCCCTGCGCGTCGCGGAAGCGAGCTGCGTCGGCCGCTGCCGCCTGCGATGCCGCCTCGGGTGACAGCCCCTTGCCGTCCTTGCCGCGATACTTCTTGTATTGCTGCTCCTCGAAAAGCTGAGCCTTGAGGGTGGCGACCTGCCCCTTGTCCTTCGACTGCGTCGCGATCGTAATGTCGCGGCGGAGCCGGGCGATGTTCCCATCGACGTCGCGACCGCCGGTGCGGTCGCTCTCGCGGATGCGATCCTGAAGGGGAATGTTGGCCGCCTGCTGGGCGGCACGATAGGCCGCGCCCTGCTGCGCGCGGTTGGCGGCGACGATGCGGGCATCGTCCGCGTTAGCGCGACGATCGGCCGCGCTCATCGGCAGGACCTCGCCCTTCGCGGTCGCGTTCTGGCGCGACCGGTTCCGGGCGTCGATGCGGGCCTGCGCCTCGTTCGCGCGCTGCTCGGCGCCGACGGAGATCGTCGTGAAGCCGAGGACCTGCTCGCGCCGACGTGCCTCGGCCAGCTGGCGGAGCTTCGCGGCCGCCTCGCCGACGGCACCGGCGAAGGTCAGCATCTTGCCGGCCGAGCTGATCGCGTTCGAGCCGACCTGCGCGACGCCGGACGCGGCCCCGCTGCTGCTCGACGCGAGCTCGGCCATGCGCTGGTTCAGCTCGCGGCCCGCTTCCGAGGTGGTCCGCAGCGACTGGGCGGTCGCGCGATTGCGATCCTCTGCCGCGAGCATCTCCGCGCGGAAGTGGATGATGCCGCCGATCAGCGCCCCGATCGCCAGGATCGCGGCGCCGCCGGCCACCGAGCCGCCGATCAGGGTCAGGCCGCCGGCGAAGATGCGCGACGCGGCGGCACCGGCGCGCGAGGCAAGCGTGGCGCGGGCGGTGGCCGCCGTGGCAACGTCGGTGGCGATGGCGGATCGCGCCTGCGCGGCACCGAGCGAGCCCTCGGCGACCGCGAGCTCGCCATCGACCGTCGCCAAGCGCTGACGCGCCGCGGTGAGGCGCTGGGTCGCGAAGCTGGCGTCGTTCTCGGCCTTGCGCTGAGCGGCCATCGCGACGGTTCGTCCGTTGAGACCTCCCTGCGTCAGCGACACGGCCGCGGCCTGCGCGGCCGCCTGACGCTCGATGATGAGCGCGCGTTCGAGCGCGATCTGTTCCGTGAGCGCGGCCTGTTCGGCGCGTCGTGCGGCGATGGTGCTCTCGATCGTCGCGACCTCGGTTGCCGCCGCTGCCGCGAGGCTCTCCGCGCGGGCAGCGGCGGCCGTCACGGTCCCGATCATCGACACGTTGCCGGCCGCAATCTGCTGCGCGAACACGCGTGCTGATGCGCCGGCCGCACCCGTACCGGACACGACGTCGGCCACGAACGCGCTGCTCGCCACCCGGTTCGCGGCGAAGCCGATGCCGATCGCGGTCAGCGCTGGGATCACCACTTCGAGGTTGTTGGCGAGGGTGGTGACGGCACCGGCGACGCGCGCGGTCGCGCTCAGGCGTGCGTCCGTCTCGCCGATGTAGCGGCCGAGCGCGTTGTTCAACACCGTGAATGACGCGCCGATCGTCAGGTTGGCCTTGGTCGCCTGCTGCTCCAGCGAAGCCGAACCCTTCAGGAAGCCCTCGAAGAATTCGCGGCTGGTGAGCTTGCCGGCAACCACCTCGCCGCGCAGCTTTGAAACCGACCCGCCGAACCGGTCGATGCCGTTGGCGACGGCCTGCAGGATCGGACGCGCGCCCTCGTTGATCGAGTTGAACTCTTCCGCGCGCACCATCTGCCCGCCGAGCGCCTGCGTCAGCTGCAGGAGCGCGCCGGCGCTGGCGGACGCGTCACCGCCCTGGACCTTGAGGGCGGCACCCACGCCCGAGGTGAACCGCAGCAGGTCGCTCTGGCTCGCGCCGAGTTCCTTCGCCCCTTGGGTGAGGCGGCCGTAGAGCGTGCCGACGCTCTCGAGCTGGATACCGTAGCGCTGCGCGATCGTATACAGGTCGCCTTGGGTCTTCCCGAGCGCCGCCCCTTCGAGGCCGGCGACCTTCAACTGATTGGTGAAGCGGATGTAGCCGTCGGCGTATTCTTTTACCTGGTTGACCGACAGGGCTGCGCCGATCGCGGCCGTCGACGACAGAAGCGCGGCGCGCATCGCGCTGGTCGACGCGCGCACTTGTCCCTCCACCCGAGACACTGTGGTGCCGATGCCGGCGATCTCGGCGCGCGCGCGCCCGATGGTGCCGGGCAGCTGCCGCAGGCCCCCGCCGAGCTGCTCGAAGCGGCGATCCATGCGGTCGAGCCGCGCGCGGGTGTCCCGTTCGAACTCGCCGACCGCTTGGTCGCCCCGCGTCAGATTGCGGCGTAGAAGTTCGACCGACGCGTCCACTTCGAGGAGCAGCGACTTGACGTCCGTGGTTCCTGCCATCGACAAGGATCCTTGATTGGGGAAGCGACGGTGAGATCAACCACGGCGATATTGGCGGCGGCGATGGCGGCCGTCGTGACCGGGTGCGGGCAGAAGGTCCCCACGGCGGAGGAGGCGAACGTCGCTCACGCGCAGAACGCGGTGCGCGCGAAGCTGCGCGATCCCGGCTCAGCGCAGTTCGGCTACATCAAACCCGGCAAGCCCGGGGTCATGTGCGGCAGGGTCAACTCCAAGAACGGATTCGGCGGCTACGCCGGATCGCAGCAGTTCGTCGCGGTGGTCGACCCCACGCTGTCGAACATTCCGATCGACGATGCGGGCACATATCTGGAGCACGACGAGAACGGGCACATGGTCGAAGGACAGTGGCAGCAGCGCGACTTCGGCCGCGATCTATGGCGGCGCTACTGCTAGTCCGGCTCCTTCGTCTCGTTGACCATGCGCCACGCCTCCCAGGCCGACCAGAATTCGTGAGGTGTCGAATTCCAGAAGCGATCGGTCGACCAGCCTAGGATGCCGGTCGCGATGCCCGCTATTCGCCGACGGGGATCTCGGGCGTCTTCGTCTCCGTCGGCTTCGCTTCCCCCGATGGCAGGCACCCGCCGGTCAGCGCCATGCCGAGCACGATGGCGACGCGCGGCTGCACCGACATGGCGCCGGTGGTGAACAGCAGTTCGCCGATCGCGTCGACGTTGGCACCGCGGGCGGACGTCGCGATCGCCTTCTCCTCGCCGGTCGCATATTCGTCGAGCACCAGAGCGCGGCCCCATGCCCGGACGAGTTCGGTCACGACGATGGCCTGGGCGTCCTGCATCAGCATGCCCATCTCGGCGAGCTGGGCGAGCTCGATCAGCGGCTTCTCGGTCTTCCGCTCCATCGCCTTCACGGCCGTGTAGGACGGGCGCAGCACGAACCGCTGCCCGTCCAGCACGATGTCGACCTCGCCGCGAAGCTCGTTCGCGTCGTCGAGCATCAGCCGCGCGCGTCGCCGGAGGCGGCCGGCGCGGTCGTTGCTCCAGCCGTCGCGGCGTCGGCATAGAGCGTCTTCACCGCCACCAGCACCTCGGGGCCATCTTCCGCGCTGGCGATAGAGTGCGCGAGCTCGGGCGTCGACGGCGCGTCATCGGGCAGGAAGGGCCGCAGCGCCGAAGCGATGCGCCCCGCGGACGGCCAGCCCGCAAGCTGCTTGGCGGTCTCCGCCGCGCTGCAGCCGGTGGCGGCAATCAGCGCGGCGTCGAGATCCCCAGGCTTGCGGGTGCGCAGCGTGCCGCCGCCGATCTTGATGTCCATGATCTTCCTCCTCAACCGAGAACGTCGGTGGTCGGCGCGGTCGCCGCCGTGAATTCGACCTTGGCCTTCACGGCGTCGTTCTGCCCGAACTCGGTCGAGCTGATGTTGCCGTAGACCAGCCCCGCGAACACCGTGTCGGCCGGCGCGCCGTTCGCACCGCCCTTGCGGATCTGGATGTTGAAGGGTGCGGGCGGGTTAGCGTTGCACAAGGATTCGAGCCTCGTGAAACCGGTCGCGTCCGGCAGGTTCGGGATGGTGTCGAGCGACAGCTTCAGCGACTTGAGGCCCGGCGCCGAAGTGCCGTAGCCCTGATCGTCCTTCGTGGTCGTGTCGATCGAGCCGGAATCGCGGCTGATCGAGACGGACTGCTGCCCCTTGATGACGTTGAACGTCCCGGCGACGGCACTTTCGACCCACACCAGGTAATCGTTCCCCAGCTTCTTCGCCATTTCGTGGTTCTCCTATGAAAAACCCCGCTGGCGAGGCGGGGTGGAGGTGGATGGTCCGTCGCGATCAGTTTTGACCGAACGCGATGATTTCGAATGTCGTGATGCCGACGTAGCCGGACCCGTCGCTGGCGAGCGTCCCGTCGGACCCAAGCGAGCGATAGATCAGCTCCCAACCGTCGCGCGTGACCCGGGCCGAGCCCAGCGCCGCCTCGACCTGCGCCTGAATGGCCGAGCAGGGCGCGCGTTCGTCGCCGATCGTCACGCTGTTGATGGTGAGCGAAATGCGCCGGTCGGGATCGGCGGGATCGTCGGTGAACGGCTCGGCGCTCAGATCGCCGATGATCACCACGTCGTTCGTGTAGTTGTCGGGGACGTCCTGGAACACGGCCGCGAGATCGACGGTCGCCGTCAGCAGCTCGAACGTGATCTCGTCGATCAGGGCGAGGAGGGGGGTCATTCGTCACCCGCCGCGATGCGGCGCGTGGCGCGATCCCAGACGCCGTTCAGCTTCACGTTGATGATGCGGCCGAGCGGTCCGATGCCGCCGGTCACGAACCGTTTCGCCGTGATCGCGCGCACCTTCATCTGCTTGCCCGCGCGCGGGCCACGCTTGATCGTCACCGTCTGCGCCTTGCGGCCGAGGTCGAGGATGCGCGCGTAGAACAGCTTGGCGCGACCTGCCTTCGTCCCGAGGAAGCCGACCTGCAGGCGAAGCGTACGGGGAAAGACCTTCGACTTTACACCCGCGCGCAAGGCACCCGTGCGACGTCCGGTCGTCGCGTCGAGGCGGCCGGCGACCAAGGCCTCGGCGGCGGGCCGGGTCTTCGTCAGAACGTCGGCGAGCTCGGTGCGCATCGCGTCGGGCATCCCGCGCAGGAGGCGGCGGAAGCTCTTCGAGCCTCGGATCGCCGACCGCGCGCGTGCCCCGTTGATCGATCGCGCCCGAGCGCCGCGGTTCACTGGCATCAGCTGGGCGCTCCGCTTTCGCAGGTCATGACGATGGTGTTCCGGTCGGTGGAAGGCGGCGCGGTGCGGATGTTCAGCACCACCCCGTTCCAAACGAGACGATGCTCGGGCGTCAGGTCGGTCCGGTTGCGGATCGTCACGCGGTAGAACTGCGTCGAGCGCTCGATGCTGGCGTTCAACGCCTCGCCACCGCGAAGCGCGACGATCTCGGCGGGGACGCCGGAGGCGAGCGGTCGCCAGCGATCGCGACCGTTCGGTGCGCGCCGACCTCCCGCGCCGTTCGGCACCAGGTCCTTCTCCTCGATGTCGACCCGCTCGCGCAGGCGGCTGCTCAGCCCCTTGCCGACGTTCATAGCCGCCTCAGCCGGTGCCGGTCGCACAGGCGGCGCGCGCTCGCCTCGGCCTTGGCGAAGATGTCGCCGCCCTCGCGGTCTGCATCGTATCCGCTGATCAGGATCAGCATGGCGCGGCGCAGGTCCCGGGGCACGTTGCCCGGATCCTCGTATCCGGCGCGGATCGTGACCGTGAACAGCTGGCGTGGGTCGCGGAACGCATAGAACGACCCCGACGGCGGCAGAACGCGCGCTGGGCGTCGGGATACGTCGAGGCGCGCGCCAACGATCGCGACCGGCTCGCCCGACGCGTCGGTATAGGCGACGCCGGGCACGGCATCCGCGCCGACCGGCCACGCGCCCAGTTGCACGGATGTGAAGCCGCGGAATCGTTCGGTGACGTCGCGGGCTTCGAGGATATGGCCGGTGTAGCTCTCAACCCACGCCGCGGCGTCGAGCCGGAATCCGTCGACCTCGGCGAGGTTGCTGGGATTGTCGCCGAGCTGCAGCTGCGCCACGGCCTCGTCGATCGAAACGGGCAGCGCCATGCGCACCTCCTCGGTTGAGGTCACCGCGGAATTCCGCGGTGACCCTACCCATCCTTACTAAGCGTCGCGCGCCGCCAGCGCTTCCTCGACCACCTGATGACCGGGCTTGGTCGGATCGTTCATGTCGATCCGGTTCTGCGTCTCGGTCGTGCCCGCGCGCGGATCCGCGTCGATCGCCGGATGGGTCATGTCGACGTCGGGCACGATCTGCTGCGGCGCGCCGCTGGTGTCGATCGCGTCCGCCGCCGCGATGCCGGCCGGTGCCGAGTTGTCGAGGTCGGATGCGATCGCCGGTGCGAACTGGCGATATCCGTCGCGCGGCTCGATCTCGACCACGCCCTGCGCGCGGTTCTTCTCGGCCTCGGTGATCGCCGCGGTGAGCGCGTCGAGGACGCCCTTGCGGGCCTTGCCGTCCTTCTCCGCGGTCTGCAGC